TAATAGTTGCAAATTTTATTACTAAATTTCTTGCATTTGATAATGCACCGTCAGACATAACAAGTGCAGTAGTTCCCCCAGCGGATAGTGTTACTTGCTCAAAACCAGCTATCGCTTGTTGTACTAAGTTTAAATTTGTATTAGTTTTATCTCCCCATGTACCAGCATTTTCACCGGTTACCATTAATTCTAGTTTAAGATCAGTTGAATAACTTGAAGCCATAAATTTTTTCTCCTAAATAATTTTAATTATACATTCGTCAAGCTGCTAAATCAACCTCTGTCCAAGTATTATTTACACCCAGATCTACCTCTTGCCATGGTGTTACAGCTACATTACCAATAGAACCAGTTAATTGTATTCCGGTAACTGCTATATTTGCAGCACCTGTAACTGTTACAGAACCTATAGAACTTGATAATTGTAGCCCATCTTGACCTATAATTTGACCAGGTATTTCAGAATGTTGACCTAATGATAAAGTACCTTGTATTCCAGTGGGTTGCTCATTAGTGCTTTGAACTAAGTTAATATTACCTTGACTTGAAGTCATTTGTACACCAGTCACATCAACTGGTGTTTTTAGACCGGCTATAGTAGTGCCCATTGAGCCTGTTAACGAACCAGCACTAGTTACAGTTACGTTAGCGTCAGCTTCAAATCCTAAAGTACCAATAGTAAAATCAAGTTGGTCCTCTGAAGCAAAAACTGTTATGTCCTGATCTATTTGAATTGAAAAAGTTCCAAAGGTAGAACTTAATTGACCAGCACTTGTAACTGATACTGTTACATCTGTAAAAGCATTAGCGGCAGGGAAATTAATAGTAGAAGTTAGTTGTTGTCCCGTTGCTGCAACAGAGAATGCTTCACCCCAAGATAAATTACCCCAAGTTCGTCTACCCCAACCAATACCTGTTAACTCCGATTCGTCAACTGTAGCTGCTCCGATGCTTGAGGTAGCAACATTACCAGTTATTGGAACACCTATACCAATAGTCGTGCTACCAACAGCCATGGACTCTAAACTACCTGTAACTTGAACGGTCACAGATATTCCTGCTGTTTCCTCTCCTAATGATGATGATAAAGATATTCCAGAAACGTCTACGGTAGCATTTGCGGTTGTTGTAACAGATGCAATGCTAAATGATGCACTTATTCCTGTTATTGTTGGTTGAGAACCAGATAGATCACCCCATTCATTTTCACCCCAGGTGTCTCCACCCCAACCTATTTGGATTTCGTTGTCTACTGTTATATTGCCAATACTATAGGATGCACTTATTCCTGTTAGTGTAAGTCCGACATCACCTTGTGCTGCCCAACTACCAGCTCCCCATTCAAGTGCACCCCATGTATTCGACATTCATTATAATCCTAAGCTAATCTTAAAATTGCTGCAGATGTTGTGAACGCAGGGAACTGAATTGTAAAAGTTCCAGACGTTGCAGTTTTATCTCCACCAAAATCTAACACAGCAACAGCATCAGTTGTGTTTGAACCACCGTCTGTTGTTGTATTGTAAATCAATGCACCTCTTGCAGTAAGAGTTACACCAACAAAAGACAAGTCAGCAAAATCAGTTATTGCTACTGAAGATGAAACTTTAACACCTTGGTTGACTAAAGCTTTTCCGCCAGCAGTATATCCTGATGGTGAAGACACTTCGTTACTTGTAGTGTAGTTTGTTGTTGATTTTCCTAAACTTGCTGAGTTTGTAAACATCGCTAATTTATAAGTATCAGATGATGTATCAAAATCATGCTTAGCTTGAAGTAATTCTTTTTTAAAAGAATCACAAATTGCATTAGTTGTTATCGCCATTTTTTTCTCCTTTAAATTTAAGGACTAGGAGAATCGACTTTGATCCTTGGAACTCCGTCTGAATACTCTCCTCGTCTTCTTCTACCCATTTGTTGTAGGGCAAAATTTTGTACTTCTTCATTATACTTTGAATTATAGAGGTTGTATAGATTGTCGGGTCCTTTTAAAAATCTAAATGCCTCAGCTAATACACCGTGTAATAACATAGACTCTTGATATTTAGCTAAATAAGTTTGATTAGTTGAAGTGAATTCTGGTGGATCCTTAATATAATTAATTTGAACGGTGTCAGCAGCAGCAGGTGTTGGAGCTACTAATATAGCAAATTCATTAAAGTTAGCAAAATATTTAGGAGTGCCTTGTGTGCCAGATCCGTTGAATTCAGATATAAAACTAGTGTCTCTTTTTTCTAAAAAAGTTCTTACTCCTCCTGAAGTGATATGTTCAACAGATCTTAATATTAAAGTATCAGATGGAATAGTTACTGCTCTATTTCCAGCTGTAAATGTTGAAGTGGCATATTTTCTTAAATCATCGTAATCAACTTTTCCTGCTACATCTAATTCGACAGATCTAATAAAATCTTGGATTATAGCATCAGTTAAAACATTACTATCGACTTCAGTATAGTTTCTCACTTGTGTTAAAAAATTTGCATGTGTAATAGCCATTATGTAATACTTACCTCCACAGATCCAATAGAGCCTGAAAGTTCTCTTCTTCTATTTTGTAAAGATGGATCTTCAGGAACCATGTTATGTATAGTGGTTGTAATACCATTAGATGTAACTTGAAAGTCTTGTGTCTTAAAAGCAAAATCTCCTGGTAAACTTAAATTAGCTACTCCAACACGAGTTCCTCCTGAATCTGAAATAGTTTGATCGTTTGCAAATTTTTGAGCTGGTTGTTGAAATTTCATCACTCTTGGATTTTTTAAAGCTATAGCATCAGCTTTGTGATAAGGGGGATCAAGTTGTGGATGTTTAGGTTCAAATTCAGAAATATGAACTAATGAACCATTCCATTCTTTAACCATTTCTCTGTATGGATATTCCATACCAGATCTATCAGATATTGCTTTTGATCTTTTTCCACTAGCATAACTCATTATACACCATCTCCAAAATAAGTTTGTGGTGAAATATAAACAGATGCCCTTTGACCATCCTCATTTAATGCTCTTAACAATTCGTCCTCATAAAGCTGTTTTAATAATTGAATTCTATCAGGTGCTTTTTTTACAGATAAATAATATGCAAGCCCTGAACACATGCATGGTAAAAATCTATAAACTACATCAGCTTGGTTTGTATAAATACCAGCATCTTGAATTCTATCTATTGTATAGAATTTTAATGTTGTAAAAGTCGTAGCATCTGGAGCTAAATATAAAAAAATTTGTGGTGTTGTTTGTCTATCTACAAAATATTGTGATGGTTGTCCTGTCTCTAATTTATTCGGTAGAGCTGCGTATGCAGATCTATCAATCTTTGTTAACGAAATATCATTAGTTGATGAAGTATTACTAGCTGCAGCTGTTGTTGAGATGTAAGCCTCTAACACATCATTAACACTTGCATTTACAGCGTACTGTGCAGTGCCTGCTACTAAAGCTACTTCATTAAGAGATACTTTCCATAAATGAATACCTCTATTGCCCCATTCTGAAAATAAAAGATTTAAACTTCTTCTTGCACTACGTAAGTCATGACCACTGTTGGTTCGCATACCACATCTTTCGTATGCCTCTTCAATAATATCATCGATATTTAAATCGAATGCTGTAGTTCCTGACGTAGCCATAATTCATTACATTAAATCTTTATAATAGTCTAAAGATTTTCCTGGAGGTAAACTCTCATCTTGTAAGCCCATGCCTGATGTTCTAGCTGCACCATAGCCTCTAACAGATTTACCCATAGATGCTTTAATTGAAGCATCTGAAACTTGTAAGTTTCTTTTTTTCTTTATTTCTTTTTCTCTAGCTTTTTCTTTATTTCTAACTCTTTCAGCAGCCATTCCAACATTAGCTTTTTTTACTTTCATATTTTTTTCTATTGCCATGCCTCTTCTTTTTTCATAGCTAGATAATTTTCCGTCTTTATCTAGGTCAGCTTTTTTTGGGTTCTTTAACATATTAATTCTCCTTAGATTTCTATCATACCACCATAGTACTTCTTGGTAAAGGTACTGACGTTAGTAGGTTTCCCACCCACTCCTTGGGCTCGTGCTCTTTTCCTTGCAACGGCACTCCTCCTCTGGGATTCTGTCATCCTTGCCGCTTTGGCAGCAGGGACGCAC